GGAACCGTCCGAAATGTAAACTGCGTATGCCATAGTTTTTTGCCTCCGTTTTGGGTTAACGATGACGTATAGTACGATAGGCCGCCGGTCTGGGTCAAGGAAAAAACATAATCGCCGTTTGGTACTGGTGACGCGTACCATCATGGGCAGGATGCCCAACATGGTGCCCCAATTCTTTTCATGGATATGGAAAAAAATTGTTTACAATAACATAAAATTATGCCATAATAAAAATATGGCAAACATATAGTTTGCCGCCCGGTATACGGAATTGATTGCGCCCGAAAGGGCTTGCACAATCATAACGTTCGGCGAAATACCGGGTTTCCCTTTTCCATTGTGGAGGTAAAGACCATGAGTAAAATGCTCACAGTCAAGACGGAACTTGCAGGCAAGGAGCCTGTAGTCACAAACTGGATGGTTCCAGAAACCATCAAGGAAGCCATGGAGTTTTGGGGCGAGGATGTAGTGCTTGCCAATGCCATCAAAAATGCCATTGTAAAGTATCGCCAGCATGTAAAAGACGGCATGAGGCGCGACCTGACAGGGAAGCAGATCGAGGCTGAGTTAGGCCAAGACTTCCTTCCTGTATACACAGGCAAGTCTGGAAAGCCGAAGATAGAAAAAGTCAGCGAAGGTTACAGCGAACTATCTTCGGAGGAACAGGCGGTGCTTCTACAGCGCATGGCAGCGGAGCATGGACTAGACCTCGTGCAGCCAAAGAAGAAGGCTGCCTAACTCATCATGGGAGGATCACGCAAGGCGCGTGGTTCTCCCATACTTTTGAGGAGAAAAACAAATGCTGGAACTTACGGAAGACCGCTACACAGAAGACTTCCCGTCAATTATGACACTAAAGCAAAAAGCTATTGATGATTATCGTGCTGTTTATGGCATAGACGACAATGGTGATCTGCGATGGGAACTCACAATATGGCTAACGGCATTTACTGAATAGGAGTTAAAACTCAGGAGACGGCCCCCTTCGGGGGGCCTCTTCTCTCTTAAGGAAACTCCCCCCTTTTTTCATTTTTTATATGCTATAACCATACATCGGGAGGTCATAGCACGGCGCATGACATACTGAATATGGTATAGGTTAGGGCATTACACACACTATACGCCACACTATAACCACATTTATGCCGCATTTACACCACAATAACACGTTGTAACCATAAAATCAGTAGGTTAGAGCATAAAACTATACATTATATTTGCACACATTATACCAATAAAATCAGTAGGTTAGAGCATACTATACAGTTTAACAGCATGTTTTAGAGCATCTTAGAAATCCATACTATTTATTTGTAAACCAGTAAGACTATGAAACCAAAGGATTATTAAGTAAGTTAACATATAATTAGTAATAATAGTAAGAATAGTTAATAAATATATATATAGTCACCACCTTTTTTTGTTTTTTATAGATTGTATAGTTAGGCGTATATACCCTCCGTAGCCTCTGTATACTTATTTCAACCGACTATTATTACTAATTATATGTAAAGCAGCGAATAATCTAGCTACATCAACTACTTGCGCGCGATATTTATTAGCCGGTCATTATCTATTTTTTGCTAATTAAGGGTATAGTTAATTAGTGTGTGTAAATGCGTTGATAACTTATGTGCGAAACTTGACAGCGCGGGGGGAAATGTGCCATGATGCGGGGTCCGGGGAAACCCTTTGTAAACTAACCATTGGTAATTAAGGGAGTAATATCATGGCTATCGCAGAGTATCGGTATCGCATCCTGCTTGCTAACTATAATCTGAAGAAGCAGCGGTGGGGCTTACGTCCTCAATCACGTTTATTAAAGCAATCCGATGTATACTATGACCGAGAAGTTTGTTCGAAGGATTGCACCAAGGCGTTGCATAATGCGAAGCAGCAGTGGGATATGGATATGAGGCCGCAAGGTATCATAACTGAGTATCCCTTAGCTGAGACATTCGGTGTCTCAGAAAAGATTGTCCAAACCATCTTCGATAGGGTGGGCGGTGATATGGATGCCACTATATCTATGTTAGAGAAGTTACCCTCATTGGCCATCCGGTTAAAGTGCATGCAACGTAGTCATAATACGGAGGATATATAAGATGTTGTATACTATTAAGTTAGTGCCGGAGGATGGTGCCACGTTAGTTAATCGAACTAACGATGAGTGGGAACTTGGCTACCCATTCCGAGTAATAGAAAGTTCCTCTCCATTATATCGAAGTGGGTGCTTAGTGTCTATTCAAGACATTAACGACCAGAAAACTTACTACGATAGTGACTTTGACATTACCTTCGAGACATACACTGTAGTCGAGAAACTCAAGGCTGAGGCTGAGGATGACTACGTTGCCCAAACTATCATCGACACAATGGTTGATGATGATGGTGAACTCATACTTAGAAGGGGGATGTGATGACTGTAAACCAAGAAGTGATGGTTGAGCAGGAGAAAATTAACAAGCTGGCTATATACCTACTCAACACTAGCTTAGATATGTATAGCCGTTGTGTGTTGATTGCCACACAACGTATTAAAAGTGGTGTGTCTGATGACCACCCTGCGTTCGGTCCTGAGTGGGCTGAATACGATAGGCTGCGGGCTGAGTTACCTGCTGGAGGAGGATATAGTCGTAACCTACCAAATTCTAAAGTGAAGGAGATATAAGATGAGAGCGGAACTTGTTGCACAAACACTGAATGACTTGTGGGAAATTAAACGTCCGGTGTATATCACTGGGGCACCCGGCGGTGGTAAGACATCCATTACTAAGCAGTTCGCTGAGAAGGTGGGTGCTGACTATATCCACAAGCACATGCCGACTATGTTAGTGGAGGATTTTGGTATTCCCTTCCCCTCTGCTGACAATGCCAGCTTCGACTATCGCTTACCCAAGTGGTTCCCTGCTGACCCTGACACTAAAGCGGTGTTGTGCTTCGATGACAGAGGCCAGTGTTCACAGGACTTACAGAAGGTAGTCGCTAACATTGAGCAGGAACGGGAGTTACATGGTTGTAGCTTACCGTCCGGTGTTATGGTGGTTTCTACTGGTAATAGAGTAGGCGATAAAGCCGGAGCCAATCGTGTTCTGACACATCTTGCAGACCGTGAGACAGAGATTGAGTTGGATACTAACTTGGATGATTGGTGTAAGTGGGCCATTGATGAGGGTGTAACAGCGGAGGTTGTTTCCTTTATTCGTTTCCGGGCTAACTTACTCCATGATTTTGACCCTCAGCGTCCTAAGAACCCTACGCCACGGTCATGGGTGGAGGGTGTGAGTGCTATCCTTGGCACTGTAAGACCGGAGGCTGAGTATGAGTGCTTCAAAGGTGCTGTGGGTGAGGGTGCAGCAGCAGAGTTCGTGGGCTATATGAAGGTATACCGTAACCTACCTAACCCTGATGCTATCCTGCTACACCCTGATAAACATGATGTGCCTACTGACCCTGCTACACTCTATGCTTTGAGTGGGTCGCTGGCAGAGAGGGCCAATGAGGGTAACTTCTCTAAGATTATCACTTACTTTAACCGGATGCCCCCTGAGTTTGGTGTTCTTGGGGTTAGCTATGCCACTCGTAAGAACGAGGAACTTGCTTCTACCCAAGCCTTCACTAATTGGGCCGTGGAAAATCAGGAGGTGTTGTTCTAATGGATATATTTTATGTCGTGCTTTTCTTCTGCTTTGCTGACGAGGTATGCCAGCAGGGTAGCTTCCATGAGTATCATGTTCTGTTTTCAGACAAGGGGTCATGTCGGACTGCTATGGCGGAAGCGAAGCAGCGTGTAGATGTGCATGGTCTTATCGTTCAAGAGGCTCTGTGTATACCGGAAAACGAATATATGGATTGGGTCCAGAAACGACTAATTGAGGAGGAAGAATAATGACTATTCGTAAAGTGAAGGGAGGCTACCGGCTGGTGTCGGGGCAGGGGAAGAACCTCGGAACATATAAAACACTTGCTGCCGCGAGGAAGCGAGAGAAGCAGGTCCAGTTCTTCAAACATAAGGTAAAAAAGAGGAGTAATAATGAGTAAGAAACCTAAGCTATTTGACTGGAAGTTCTATGAATTATTTGGTGTGAAAATTATCCACGGGCGTCTTGAGACAGGTGAACGTGTAAGAGCCGCAGTAGTGTGGCGTGGTCATGACTGTGTTGGAACCGATAAAGGTGAGTTCCGGCTTAATGGTGACGCTATAGAACCGTTGCCGTCCAACAGTCTTTGTAAAAACCCTAACAAAAGGATTTCGTAATGCACTTATCTGACAAGACGGTGCCAATCAAGACGGTGCCAATAATGCACTTATCTGACAAGGCGGTGCTAGTCCATCTAGGCGTGAGCCAGTGGATAGCTAAGAAGCTGGACCGCGCAGCTAGTGATGTCGTAGCTACACAATTTGGTGCGACTGCGAAGGCAGGGAACTATAATAAGTCCTTGCTGCCTACCTGTAATGAACTGGAAGCGGTTAAAACCAAGACCAGTATTATTCGTAAGAAGTTCTACAGCAACACCCTGCCGTGGGGTATCGAGGGCACGTTCATCTTGCCTTCAGCCAATTATCTAGCCTTTATGAATGAGTATCGGGCAGAGAAGGGCCAGTGGGTAGGGTTGGTGAACGAGTTTTACGATGCCTACCCCCAAGCCTGTATGGATGCGCAGCGTATGCTTGGTGGGCTACACAAGCCTAGTGAATATCCCATTCTTACTGACCTTAAAAAGAAATTCCACATGGACATGGCTATTATGCCTGTGCCTATGGCTGGAGACTTTCGTATTGAACTTGCTGAAGGTGAGATAGCGAAGATAACGTCCGATGTTGAGCAACGTGTTATAGAGAGCAGCAAGGCAGCGATGGATGATGTGTGGCAGAGACTTTACGATAGGATAGCGTGGTTGGCTGAGAAACTTAGTGACCCCAATAAGACTTTTCATGATGCCACTTATGAGGATGCGCAGGAGACATGCAAGTTGCTCGTTCGTCTTAATTTTACTAATGACCCTGACCTTGAGGCTATGCGTAAAGAAGTGCAGAACAAGTTGTTCAACACACACCCTGAAGTTCTGCGTAATGACCCTGATGTGCGCCGTGACACGGCAACAGAAGCCCAGGTTATTATGGATAAAATGGGTGCTTTCATGGGAGGAACAGACAATGAATAGTCAAGACAAATTGTTTCTAATTGGCATTACTATAGGTGTCATTCTCTCGTTCTTATTCTTAACTGGAGGAGTTTGCGTGATATGACCGAGGACGAATTAACCGCCGTGAAGGACATGCACCCCACGGCATTGAGTATTTGGTATGACAGGATGTTTGACATGCCTATTGTGCAACTTATTGAGAAACTCCTGTCTTATATGTCAGCAGGAGACTTGATGGACTGTATATATGACATTGAAACAGACCAAAAAAAGGAGGTCGAGTATGACAACGGACCCATTAGCCCGACTGAGTAAGGCCAAGACTGCTCTTATCCTAGAACATCCATTCATCGGCACCATCGCCATGAATATGCCGTTCAAGATGGATGACACGCTTGACCCACCGACAGCCGCTACCAATGGTAAGCGTATTTTATTTCACCCTGCCTTTCTTGAGGACTTAACCGACGAGGAAGTTAAATTTGTAGTGGCGCATGAGTGTATGCACCCCATGCTAGAGCATAACTATCGCCGGTTTGAGCGTGACCATGAGAAGTGGAACAGGGCTGGTGACTACGTTATCAATCAGATACTTGTTGATGACCAAATCGGTAAGATGGCACCGAATGGGTTGATTAGCCAAGAAGTTTACGATGCTGGTGGTGGCACTAGTGATGGTGTTTACAAGATATTACCGGACGACAATGGAGATGATGGGTTGGGTGGTGAAGGTGGTGCTGGTTGGCAGGATTGTGAGGATGGTGAAGGCACACAATCTGAAAAGGACCAGCAAGCTGCTGAGTGGAAAGTTAAGGTAGCCCAAGCCGCGCAAGCTGCAAAAATGATGGGTAAGATGTCAGCAGGTATGGAACGACTTGTTGATGAAGTGCTTAACCCTAAGGTTGATTGGCGTGACGTTCTGCAACGGTTTGTGGAGAAGTTTCGTAATGACAGCCGCTCTTTCGTAAGACCTAACCGGCGGTTTATCACACAGGGTCTAGTTCTCCCTTCACCTGATGGTGAAACGATAGGTGAATTAGTATTTGCCGTTGATTGCTCAGGGTCTATCGGTGATGAGGAGTTAGCACAGTTCGCAGCCGAGGTTTGCACGGTCCACGACGACCATAGACCCCGTAAACTGCATGTTATCTACTTCGACAGTGAAGTGTGTCACTACGAGAAATTTACTAAGGACGATGAGGTTCATATTGAAGCTCATGGTGGTGGCGGCACAGCCTTTAGTCCTGTGTTTAAGTATATGGAGGAACATGACATTGAGCCAGTGGCTACGGTGTTCCTCACTGATTTGTGCTGTAACGACTTCGGTGATGAGCCGGAGCATCCCGTCTTGTGGGTGTCTAATTACGGTAAAGAAGCACCGTGGGGTGAAGTGGTGATGATGTAATGGAGGATAGATAATGGAACCGATTTTATTTGCGGCATTTATATTAGTCGCTGCTATTGGGTTTATCATAGGACAACATGTTATCCTATGTAGAGCGAGGAGTGAACTCAATGAACTACTAAGGGCAGTTATTCAAGTTGCACTAGGTAAAGCAACAGCGAAGATTGTCAACGGTGAACTTCATATTCAATCAACAGGAGGAGGTTAATACAATGGCTACGGTAAGATTTAGTGGTGAACTGAAACAGGATATTCTTAGTAAAGCACGAAGGTTGTTTGACGAGAAAAAAGCTAAGGCGTCAGAGAACTATGGCGCAGACTGGGGGCAGATTATTTACGACGGGGTATTTTTAGAAACTAAAACGCAGATGCTTGCGTTACCCGGATATTACTTTGAACGCAGTAACGCCCTTATTTTTGATGGGTTTAGGGGTGGGGCATGGGACCATGAAAGTAATGTTCGTATTCGTGTGGGACTTACTGAGGAGTTGCCGTTTCCCGAAAAGTTACCTGAAGGAAGTCATGGGTTAGTTAAACTCATTCGGGGGAGTGATGGTATATTTGAATTGGATAGTGACGACCCCCGTTGGAAGGAACTCAAGGAGGAATACAAAGTGTATACTACTACTCTCGGCGAGATACGAAAGGAATGTGAGGAATTTGTAGAAGGTGTAGAAAAAGTAATCGAGACTTACGCTACCCTCGCTCCGGCGTTGAAAGCATGGCCCGCATTATGGGATTTGTTACCTAACCATACTAAGGATAGGCACCGTGAAGTAGACAAGCGCACTACTAAAGCAAAGGCGGCAGAGGTTGCACAAGAAGTTGACCTAAATCGTCTTACGGCGCATGTCACCGCTGACAAACTTACACGATAGGAGGATGGTATGAGTTTTTCTACTCCTAACTTAGCGGGTCATAACACATGGGGTTATGACATAATTACTTATGGTTGGTGCAAGGCACACTATGCTAACGTCCGTAGTCCTGTCATGGGTAAGCCCATGCTCTCCTCCTCATATCGCCTATTCAGAGAAGGTAACGACTACGTTATAAAGACAGGATGGAGGGGAACAATTTGGGAACCACTGTGCCGCATAACACCTAATAATACGCTGGTGTTCGAGGCACCGCTTGATAGGATGTTGCACAATAACTGTAGCCTATCTAACATGCTTGTTAAGATAACAGGTATTCACTTTACACGCTGGAAGAAGGGGATGTATCGCCTTGGTAGCGAGAAGGAAGCTGCGACTAAATCTACATCCACTTCCCCGTGGTGTCCTGAGAAGTGGGAGTGGCTGCATAGCAAAGCACCGCTTTACTTTAACGGTATAAAATTTAACCTTGATACAGGTAAGTGCCTCAACGGTAAACCTGACCCTACTAAGAAAGTAATCCCTGAGAAACGTAAGGAGTGGTTGCGTGACCTTAAGCGTTATAAGAGAGGGCTTAAAACGAGAGCCAAGGTTGGTGCGTTACAAACTTACATACAGGCACAGAATGAATGGTATGCATCTAGCCCTTCATGGACAGAGCGTAAAAATCGTAGGCCTATATGGTCAGGGCAGAACTGGTGTGAAAAACTTGTTTGTTGTATGCGCGAAGAAACTTATCCTCCTGAGATACTTAAAGCGTTTACTGCGTCTGTTGAAATGGGTTGGCATGTAAATGTCTTAACTGACCAACATGTTCTGGAGATTGTGGATAAGATATTTACAAAGCACAGCGAGGAGTTTCGTAGGGAGTATGGCGTATTTGGTGAGACACCATCGGCCTTCTCGGAGGGTCATTCAACCCCACCCATAAAGGTCACCTGCATATGAGTGCCCGTGGTGACTTACGCAAAGTGGTTCGTGCTGCTCTTAAACGAGGGTGGGTCGAGATACCTATGGGTAATAAAACTGTTCACCGCATCCTTCAATGGCATAATGGAGACAGGATAACTGTGTCTGCTACACCTAGTTGTTGCCACGCCGTTGCTAACTTCCAAGCAGATATGCGCAGAGTGGAGCGTAAAACTTTACCTTGATGTTAAATTATATATCATGTAGGGTTTGCTTATGAACAAGCTAGTAACAGTATTGATTGGAGATGAAAAGTGACTGTTGTAGTATGGGACGGCGAGGTTTTAGCCACCGACACAGCCGCAACCGATGGGGCTGCACAATGGGAAACTGAAAAGGCATGGTATCATATATGCGATGAGGGGGAAGTTATCCTCTCAGGCACCGGTCCGTTGCAGACTATACTTGAGATGAGGGAATGGTTCAAAAATGGTGCGTTACACAACAAGTTTCCGAGTAGCCAGCTTACGCCCTTGTTTTGTCACTTCTTAGTGGTCAATAGGAACGGACTGATAAGATATGAGCAAGGCTCAATACCAATAGAACATGGCACAGCGAAGTGTGCTTTCGGTGATGGAAAAGATTTTGCTTACGGCGCACTAGCTATGGGGGCCAATGCGTTTGAGGCAGTTCGAGTAGCAATAGATTACTCAGTCCATTGTGGGTTGAGTGTTGCAACATACAAACTCTAAAAGGAGATTATAATGGGATATAGACTAAATAGAAAAAATAACGGGTTAAAAAGAAGTGGACCAAAGTTTAAGTCAGCCTTAGTCACTGTGCGTATGTTTCCTGAGGCGACTGCAAAAATGCAAGCCGAGGTTGGTGGGCATAGCTTAGCAACAATCTATGATGCTCGTAATTGGAACAAGCGATACCCCGGTAAGAAACCTGAGTTAAATATATCCGACAACCCTCAACCTGTTCTGAAAAGCAAAGCAAAGGCATTAGTCACTAAGAGACAGCAAACATACGGGCATCCACTCGATAACTTCCACAACATCGTGCAGGGCAAACAGGTCTTAGCTAAGTGCAAAGACCCTGAGATACGCCATGCGCTTGAGATGATTTGGCTTAAGATGTGCCGCCTCATTGAGACACCGGACCATGAGGATACGATTAACGACATAGCTGGCTATGCTGAGACTATTCATATGATTTACGAAGAACGTAAGCGGAGAAACGGATAGGAATAAGGTGATGAACGATTGATTTTGAAACCTACTATGATAAGGAGTGCGAGGTATGAGTGGGCAGATGAAGTTCAAACAGATTGCAGCATCCACTATGGTGGATGCCGATGGTTTTGGTAAGGAGTTGTTGTATGGACTGGGCGAGGACGGCAGGGTGTATGTATATAACGATGGTATAGACCCCATAACCCATGAACGTGTAGCTACCACCGCGTATTGGAAACAGATGAGCAACGAAGTCAAGCCGTGGACCTAGTAACGATTGATTTTGAAACCTACTATGACAAGGAATACTCCCTCTCAAAAATAACGATAGAGGAGTATATCCGCTCGGATAAATTCGAGGTCATAGGTGTAAGTGTTAAGATGAATGACAACCCTGCTGACTGGTATTCGGGAGGTGATGTCTATACGTTCCTCAACTCGTTGGACTACAGCGACAAAGCTATCCTATGCCATCACGCTGCCTTCGATGGGGCTATCCTATCGTGGGTCTATGACATTAAACCAAGGCTCTGGCTTGATACTCTTTCTATGGCTAGACCTAAACACGCCGTAACTGTGGGCGGCTCTCTAAAAATGCTAACTCTGTCCTACGGTGTAGGAGAGAAAGGAACTGAGGTTGTCGATGCCCTTGGTAAGCACCGTAAAGATTTCACCCCCACACAGCTTGCTAAATACGGCCAGTATTGTGTCAACGATAGCGAGATAACTTATAAGTTGTTCAAGAAGTTACAGAACGGTTTCCCTGTGTCTGAGCTAATGGTTATTGACCAAATTATTCGTATGTACACCGAGCCAATACTCGAGTTAGATAGGTGGAGGTTAGAGAAACATCTTGCTGAAATTGTAGCTAAGAAGATGGCGCTTCTGAACAAGTTAGGTGGCGGTGGCAAGGCGAAGAAAATTCTTATGTCCAACCCTAAGTTTGCCACTTTGCTTGATAAATTAGGTGTAGAAGTGCCTATGAAGATAAGCCTAAGGACAGGAAAATTAACCTATGCTTTTGCTAAAACTGACCAAGGGTTACTTGATTTATTAGAACACTCCAACCCTGCTGTTGTGGCAGTTGTTGAAGCGCGTATGGGTGTTAAGTCAACCATTGAGGAGACACGTACAGCCCGCTTAATAGATGTTTCCCAACGTGGTCCCTTGCCTATCATGCTTAACTATTACGGCGCACACACAGGTCGTTTTTCCGGTGGTGATAAACTAAATCTTCAGAACCTACCTATTAGACAAGGTAGCGCAATACGCGACGCACTATGTGCGCCTGAAGGGTATAAGGTCATAGCATGTGATTCTTCACAGATTGAAGCCCGCATTCTAGCTACTATTGCTAAACAACATGATTTAATAAAAGCATTCCGCGAAGGCCGTGATGTCTATAAAGATTTTGCTAGTATGGTTTATCACGTAGGTGTGAACGATGTAGATAAAAATAAGCGATTCATTGGTAAGACCTGCATACTAGGACTAGGTTACGGTATGGGGCCACCTAAGTTCCAAGACACGTTGCGGAGAGGTAGTCCATCTATGAAGGGGGCTAATACTACTACTCATATGAACGACCTTGAAGCTAGTCGTATTGTGTATTTCTACCGTGAAATTTACCAAGCAATCAGTCAGTTATGGAAAGAATGCGATGGTGTGCTTGTTAATATGGTGGCTGGGCAAAGCGGAATTATAAGAGACTTCCTAGCCTACACCCCTGAAGGGATAGAACTCCCCAATGGTTTAGTTATTAAGTATAATGAGTTAACGTATGACAAAGATGCCGGGTATCAATATATTTCTGATGCTAGACAATTCCGTAAGCTGGCAAAACGTGTCGTAGCTGATTCAGAAGAAAAGATTGCATACACTAGTATTTACGGTGGTAAAATGGTAGAGAATATTGTTCAAGCTCTCGCTCGTATCGTTGTTACTGAACAGATGGTTGCTATCAAAGAAGCAGGGTATCCTGTTGCGTTACAAGTGCATGATGAGAATGTAGTCGTCGTCCGTACAGAAGATGTAGTTACCGCACAACAAGTTATGGAGCATGTAATGTCAACCCCCCCCATTTGGATGCCGACATTGCCTGTAGCTTGTAAATCTGCAATAGGTGATAACTACGGAGAGTGTAAATAATGTGTGCTAAAATAACCACTTCGTACCTCTACATCGTTCTATTTTTTACGATTACCATACTGCCGTCCTGTGCCCTTGCTCCAGCCACACTAACCGGGACGGGGGCGGTATACGCTGAAATGCGTCGGCTGAACATCGAAGAACGCCTTAATAGGTTGGAACAAATTGTCTGCCCTGAAGGTTGTGATAATACCGACTAGTCTTCATAATGAAATGACTAAGCTCACTCATTCCTATTCTGCGCTCAAGCAATTTGATAACTGTCCTAAGCAGTATCAGATGCAACGCGTAACCCGTGAAGTTAAGCCAACGTCGGGTGAGGCCAGCCTCTATGGGGAACGCATACATAAACAACTTGAGAAACGCCTTAGAGGAGAAACTTTACTAGATGAAAGTATAAAATATGAGGTGTTATGCCAAGCGTTTGAAAAACTTACGGGGGAGTTACTTATTGAGCAGGAACTTACACTTAACAAAAACCTTAAACCGACAGGATGGTGGGACGAAGACGCATGGCTTAGGTCTAAGTTAGATGTGTTAGTGCTTAATAAACATAAAGCGATTATAGCTGATTGGAAAACGGGTAAGTATCGTCCTGACTACTCACAACTAGAACTGTTTGCTCTCCAAATTTTTAAGCATTATCCACAGATTGAGTACGTAAAGACCAACTTCATATGGCTTAAAGATATGCGTATGGACACTCAAATATTCATGGTGGAGCAAGCACCCGCGTTATGGGACAGGTTGTTAACAAAGATACATAGAGTAGAGGCTGCTCTGGAAGCTAACAATTGGCCTGCTAAACCAAGTGGGTTGTGCCCTTGGTGCCCTGCCAAACATCTTTGTGAATTTTCAAGAATATAACTTGACATTGCCGTAAGGTTATATACTATATGTGGTATGGCAACGACACCCGAAGGGAAAATTAAGCGTAAGATAGATAAGGTTCTAAAAGCCGAGGGTGTATGGTTCTTCAAACCACAAGCTGGCCCCTTCGGTAGGTCCGGTGTCCCTGATTATATACTTTGTGTCAATGGACATTTAGTAGGGATAGAGGCCAAAGCTGACGCTAGTAAAAAGCCAACGGAATTACAAACGCAGTGTATGGCGAAGATAGAAGCGGCAGGAGGTAAGTGTTTTATCGTTTATGATGATGTTACGATTGCGAAAGTTAAAGCATATGTTAGACGAGTTTAGTCGGGGAAGATTGCAAGGCGAGGGGTAGCGTCATGTCGGCACCTTCCTGTTTATTATTAAGCCGAAAAAAGGTTCAATGACACCGGTCCCGACGATATCATTACTGCCGTAATTGAACTAACTACCCTATTTAGTTAAGAACAAAGTTCTCGAAAGAAAGAAAGAAATTGTTAGTAGTAGAGAAAATACAGACACTAGCTCTTAAACTTAATAACTCGGCAAGAGTGCTCGAGTGTATTCCTACTGCTGTGGAAATTACTACAGAGGAGCATACTTTTACTGCTGTTCCTCATAGACCGAATGAAGTACGCGTCCTGCGTAACCTTGGTATCAAAGCCCCGGCACCTATTCTCCACTATTATGACTGGCCCGGTAATTTCACGCCATACTTACATCAACGCCAGACTTCTGCTTTTCTTACCATGAATGAGAAAGCTCTTGTGCTTAACGAGATAGGCACTGGTAAGACACAATCTGCGTTATGGTCTGCTGATTACCTAATGAAAGTGGGCGCGATTAAGAAGGTTCTCATAATCTCTCCGCTCTCCACTTTAGAACGTGTTTGGGGGGATGCAATCTTCAAGGAGTTCCCCAATCGTAAATCCGTAACGCTACACGGGTCAGCAAAACGTCGCCTCAAATTGCTACGGACAAACGTAGACTTCTACATTATTAACCACGATGGCTTCGGTATCATATGTGATGAGTGTATGGACATGTTTGACTTGGTAATTGTGGATGAGGCAGCAATCTATCGTAACCCATCAACCGATAAGTTTCGCCGTCTTAGGAAATGGGTAGCACAACATCCTGACATACGACTCTGGCTTATGACCGGTACCCCCACTCCCAATGCCCCAACAGATGCGTGGGCTTTAGCTAAACTTATTGATAGTCCCTACGCACCGCGCACCTTTACTTCCTTTCGTGACCAGACAATGGAGAGGTTCGGGCAATACACTTTCGTTCCGCGCTCTACGAGTCTCGACACTGTAAAATATATTCTCCAACCTGCGGTGCGTTACACCAGGGATGAGTGTTTCGACCTCCCTAGCACTGTATTCCAGACGCGTGAGGTAACACTAAGCAAGGAGCAACAGGGTCACTACAACAAGATGATGAAGCACTTCATAACCGATGTTGCTGGCGGCGAGCAAATTACAGCGGTTAACGAAGCGGTGAAAATGCAGAAATTAGTGCAGATAGCTTGTGGTGTAGCTTACAACGATAAGGGTGAGAACGTAGAGATTAACTGCAAGCCACGAGTCAATACGACATGCGAGATTATTGAGCAAGTGGGGGGTAAGGTCATAGTATTCGTACCCCTAACTGGGGCACTAGAGATGCTGGAGAGAGAACTTAGTAAGCGGTGGGCAGTAGGTGTAGTCAATGGTGCAGTACCCACACGGAAGCGTAATAAGATATTCAAAGATTTCCAAGACCATGACGAACCGCACATTATATTAGCTCATCCCGCAACTATGGCGCATGGCCTTACACTTACTGCTGCCTCCACTATCATTTGGTATGGTCCGGTGACTTCTAATGAACAGTATGTACAAGCTAATGGACGGATAGAGCGCATAGGTAAACACCATACCTCTAACGTAGTTCATATAGAGGGAACAGCACTGGAGCGTAAAATGTATTCAAGGTTAAAGATGAAACAAAAGTTACAAGGGCTGCTGTTAGATTTAATCCAAGAGGAGATGAGTGATGGCTGAATTAACCGTTGATGCAATAGTGGAGACTTACATCACATTACGTTCACAGAAAGAAGCTATAGAAGCCGAAACTAAAGACAGGCTTGTCGGTATCAAGGAGAAGATGCACAAGCTGGAGACTTGGATACAGGCTAAATCAGATGAAACCGGGGTGAAATCTTTTAAGACTGACCACGGCACTGCCTTCTTAACCACCAGTGACTTCGCTAGTGTTGCTGACTGGGACGCTGTCTTAGCTTTTGTCAAAGAGAACGACGCTTACGATATGCTGACTAGAGGTGTGAGTAAGCGGGCTGTCCGTGGGTACATCGACGCTAACAAAGCTGTGCCCGATGGTGTGAATTTTGGAACTAAGATAGGCGTGAGCGTAAGGCGGCCCGCGAAAAAAATATGACTGATTGGTTAAAAGATGTTGAGCCAGTCATGGCAGTATTCCCTATAACCAACGGGTTTGTGCTGCGTGTAACCCCCACTAATGAGCAGTTAGTGCTAGCACAACGGCAAGGGATACCACCTGTTAAGATTATATACGCTAAGGATGAGGTGGGTATAGCTAAGGAGATTATCGCTGTCCAAGCTAGATACAAACTGGATGGTGTAACCGAAACGCCGCAGTCGCCGCAGATGCACGCTGCTGAGATGACTAGTTCATCGAACGAACAACTCGAATTATTTACCGAAGAAGAACTTAAACAAGGAGAAAAAACTAATGAGTAACGACATTATCCCTCTTAATATCAACGTTCCCGCCCACCTTACTGACCGCATTGGTCAGTCATCGGTCTTAGGCGACAACATCAGTAGTGGTATACAAACTGGTGCGGAGTTCCCTCGTATCTCAATCAAGGGTTCCCGTTTTCGTCTTATTGACGGTGGGACTGAGTCAGTGCTGAACGCAACCTCTATAGAAGTTGTTGTGGTGGGCGCTAACCCTAACCTATCTAAAGCTTTCTATGCTTCTGCATGGAATCCTGATGCTGAGCCGACTGCTCCTGACTGCTACACACTTACTGGTGATAAACCTCACCCTGATAGCACGCAACCACAGAACGACCTCTGCGCAAGCTGCCCGCAGAATGCATGGGGGTCTAAGGTTACGCCCACCGGTACGAAAATTAAGGCTTGTGCCGACAAGAAGCGGCTGGCTGTTGTGTCTGCTAGTGACCCCAGTGGGGCTATCTATCTACTGGAAGTTACGGCGGCTGCACTTAAGGGGCTAACTCAGTACCAGAATGGGTTAAAAAGGCGCGGCATCCCAACAGAGATTGTGCGAACTACAGTTTCGTTTGATACTGACGCGTCTTATCCTAAGCTTAAGTTTAGCTACGCCGGTCTAATTGACGAAGCTATTCAAGCCGAGGTGGACCCATTGTTCGGGTCGGATCAAGTCAAGCTCATTACTGGTCAGACAGAAACCGCAGTTCCTGTTATTGCTGCTCCTACCCCTGTACCAGAACCTGCACCTGCACCTGCACCTGCACCGACACCTGCACCGACACCTGCACCGACACCTACTTCAGAACCTGTTGTTGAGACTAGAGCTACTGGGTTTGGAGCTGCGGCTGTGACGGCAGGTGCGGAGTTAGCGAAAACTACGGTCTCGACTGAGGAACCAGTGGCTGCTCCTGCTACTACGCCTGACACTGGGACGGAAGGACTTGCTGCTGAAATCCAAGACCTTATGAAGGAGGTAGCCGACGATGCCTAATAGCACACCGTATAATACACCGTTAGATTTCCTCAAAGTGGAAGCATTGCGTAAGCACATGCTACTCACCACGACACACATGGCTAAAATCTTAAAGGTATCGCGTGTGACTTACGGTGGGTGGGTCAAGGGAAAGGCTATTCGCAAAGGCAATGCCGCCAAGGTGAAAGTGATACTCCGTAAGCTTATGGAGGTGATGGTGGCTCAAGAATGGCCGTCACCAGAGATTATTGCTATGTCTTCTGCCCAAAGATTTAACTCGCTTGTTGAACTAATGGGAGAAGACGAGTAGCATACTCAGACGGGGGGCTTCGGCCCCCCGTTCCAACCAACTGGGCTTATAGGTAAAATTGTCATGGAAACGCTTACGTTCTTTAAGCGTGTTCTCCCAACTGAAGGTTTTTATGCAGCAATAATAATAAATAAAGGGGAAGCCCCTCAACAAGCCTTCTTCTCTACAGTGGAAGAACTCGCAGCTTACTGCCAATTAAGTGATAAGAATAATAACAATACATTCTACGCAGTATCTTCTTTTAATAGTAGGGGAAACAGGAAGCAAGACAACGTACACAGCACTAAGTCTTTCTTTCTCGATATAGACTGCGCTGAAGACAAGTCATACAAAAATCAACGGGACGGTCTAGCCGCACTACTCGAGTTTCTCGTGGCTACTAGGTTACCAAAACCGATGATTGTTTCATCAGGTAGAGGGCTTCATATCTACTGGGTTCTAGACGAAGCTCTCTCCCCTATAGAGTGGAAACCTATAGCGGAGGCTCTTAAAGCATCTTGCGCAAAGCATGGTCTCGACGCTGACCCTGCTGTAACGTCAGATGGTGCGCGGGTGCTGCGTCCCACAGGGACACATAATCCGAAGAATGATAAAGAAGTATATGTATTATCCGAATCACTAGTAGTGACACGACGGGAATTTGAGAACAAGTTACTAAGTGTTAAGCTGAGAGAATCTAATCATGTGCATGTGAACACTGGCCTGTCAGCCAGTATGATAACAGAGAGCGACTACCCCCCGGCTACACCCGAACTAATCTTAGATGGATGCCAGCAACTCAGATGGTGCTTTGACCATCAAAGGGATGTCTCTGAACCTTTATGGTATAATGTTGTAGGTATAGCTGCGCACTGCGCAAACCCTGAGCAGACAGCTAGACTATGGAGTATGCAACACCCTGATTACAGCGAAGCCGCTACGCTGAACAAGATGCAGCATTGGTTAGCTAGCACTACAGGGCCAACTACCTGTACTAAAATAGAAGCTGACCGGCCCAAGGGATGTACTAAGTGTATACACAAGGGAAACATAACCAGTCCTGCGCAGTTAGGTGTGGTGTACGCTGAAGTAGCTATTAGCTCTGATGCCCCAGATGAAGTAGCTAAAGATGTTGAAGTACCGTGGCCCTACAAACGGGTAGAGAAGAAGGGCGAACGAGTTATGATACAAACGGTGGACGGGGTAGCTGTTGATGTATGCCCCTTCGAGATATACCCACTAGGTTACGGCAGGGATGAGTCTCTAGGTTTTGAGACTGTACGTTTTAAGTGGCGGCGTAAGCATGTTGGCTGGTCAGACCTAGTGTTCAGGCAAGCGTTCCTCAATGATGAGAGCCGCGAGTTTGCTACTACCATCGCTGACCAAGGTATAGTGCTTAGAGGCAAGAAACAAACACAAGGATTTCAGTGGATGCTAAGAGCTTATATGGATGAACTCCGTAAGACTAAGACAATGACCAACATTTACGGAGCGATGGGGTGGAAGGAAGACTTCACTCAGTTCGTTATAGGAGATAAATTATATAAGAGGGAGGCAGATGGCGTAGTAATAGTCGATGATATATCCCTCACCTCTAACACCAGTAAGCTAAGTAACAGGCTATATTCCCATAAAGGCACCGCTGAAGTCTGGACAGACGCCACAGAACTGCTCCAGAAGGCCAACTTGCCCGCCCACATGTTTGCCCTAGGCCATGCCTTTAGTGCGCCTCTGTGGGCCTTGACGGGCCTTAAAGGCATCACTGTGTCTCTATGCGGGAATACCGGAGCCGGTAAATCGCTCATCCAGCTATGGATGCAATCCGTATGGGGTAATCCAGATAAGCTGCACATCGCAGCCAAGTTTACACAGAACGCCCTGTTCCACAGGCTCGGCACCTATTGCCACCTACCTCTAACGATTGATGAAGCAGGTATGATGGACGATAAATATATTGGTGAGTTCTGCTACATGGTCACGCAGGGTGAAGACAAGAAACGGTTAACCCGCTCTATTGAGGAACGTGATTCTAAGGAGTGGGCTACCTGTGTAGTAGTATCTACCAATACATCATTCATATCTAAGTTGGCAGCGACAGGACTAGAAACTGACGCACAGATGGCTAGATTACTCGAAGTTGATATGCCTATGCACAAGATGTTTAATAATAGTAGCAGCGCAGGGCGTGTCGTTCATAAATTTCTCGGGGAGAACTACGGCGTAATAGGACATGAACTCGTTAAGGCATATCTCAGAAAAGGAGAGCCACGCTTACGAGAACTTATTACAGAAAGCATGGATACGTTTGGTAAAAACTACAGCTGCGAGTTCTCAGGGTCTGAACGGTTTTGGGAAGCAGACTTGGTTCTCCTCGATGTCTCTTCTAACATCGCTCGGAAAGAAGGGTTGATAAAGTATGAGTATGAACGTGGTGTTCAATGGGGCGTAGACCAACTAGATGCACTACGTAACAGCGTAAAAGATAACACCACGGATGGGTTTAAGCTTATTCACGAGTACATTAACGAGGTAGCACATGAAGTTCTGGTAGTCATGCACACGGATGGGATGTCCTCGACGATGGATCAGACGCGCATCCCCCGTAGTCAGATTAAGATACGTTTTGATAAATACCGCCCTAATACTACCGCAGCTTTTGATCGTGGCACAGTGATGCTAGTGCTTAAGGCATTTAAGCGGTGGGTATCTTCCAAGGGATACGACTACAATACGTTGAAAAGAGAAGTACAGGCTGTTAACGCAGACGCTACACCTTCTAGCGGGCGTTGTTGGTTGAGTCGTAATACCTCACTGGATGCAGGGCAGCAGAGTGTATTCGGTATAAACCTTAACAACGATATGATGCGAGGCTATCTAGATGATATCCCATTAACCCCTCAAGATATAACGCTGAATCAGATAACTGAAGTACCGTCAACGGAGGGGTAACCCGTATATTTTCATTAACTCCTTCTGGAGTGGCCTGGTAGACCTAGGCAACGATTTAAGTTGACGTTGCGAAGTAGTACGTTTAGCTGCACTAATAGCCTTACTCAACGACAAGGGGTAATTGGGAATGAAGAACTCTGTGCCTCTAGCGTTTTTATTCCATTCACGCACACTCTTTTTGTTCGCGATAACTCCAGTCGTATCACCACGCGCCGCTGCTATAAGTCCAGCGTTAATAAACGTAGCCTTAATCTCCCTAGTATATTCCCTAGCTGACTGCGATAGTCTTGTTACATCATTGTGACGGGTGGCAATACCTGGGTAAAAACCCAGCATACGGAATACAACATCTGAGATACCTACTTCCTTAGATACTAACTGCCCCCGAGCGTTAGTGATGGACCCATTGCTAAGATATACGAACCCATCAGTTAATCCCTTGATACCAGCAGAGCCGAAGCCCTGTCGCGCAATGTCCGTGAATGTAGTTGTGTCGGCGCGGAGGCCCACGGTCTCTGCAAGATATTTTGCAGTGAGTGCAGTTGAGCTGATAATACCTGAATAAGCAGACGCAACAGGGCCAGCTATGTTCTTAAGTTCGCGGCCCGCATCTGAGCCAGCTTTGAACATACCGGACCCCGGGATGAGATCGCCGTGACCGAAGCGGGTAGATCCTGTGGTGCCAAAGATATAATCAAATACACCACGCATCGCTATTCTACCTGCCATACCGGGGTATAGATTGTCAAAGAACTGCGCAACAACTATCTCTGCGTCGTTTGCCTTAAGTCCGAACTTCTGCTTAAGGGTGTCGATGAGATCAAATAAATCATCAGCGAAGGGTAGTCCCTTAATACCAGACATAAAGATCAGCATACCTAGAAAGAATAACTTCTCTTTATGTGCGAGGTTCGCCATCAATTCAATGGTAATAACAACGAAAAGTTTATAGGTGAATAATACTTTACCAATACCGCTTCTTGCCCATGCTGGACGGTTGTATGCAGCGTACTCACCTTGTGAGGTGTTCACCATCGTGACTGCATGGCTGGCTAGCCGAATAGAACCAAGAGATTTCGAGTCATGAAAATCTTCTTCTACGAACTTTCCACTGGCTATCATACGTTTCTTCTCAAGACGGTAAGCAGCTATAGCTGTTACACGACGATTGTACTGCTCTGACTTGGAGAATACCGTCATACCCCAAGCGATGGCCTTAGATTTATTATTGCTATGTCGCCCAGCACGGGAGGTGCCGACTAGCATGTTCGTCATGTTAGGTGTTAGTACACCACTAAGCGTTTCGTTTAAAAGGAACTGTGCTTCATCAGCTCCCTCCATACCATGTTGAGCCCACGTCCCATCTGTAACTATCTTCTGTAGGGGGGCGACATTACCCAGCCCTATCTTAGCCATATTCCTACCTGCTTTAGCTAAAGCAACGTAAGAGGGCCCAAGTCCGTACCCACCGCCATAACCCGTCTTCGGGTTGTAGGTAGCGAGCATAGGTCCAGCGTGTGTAATAATGGAAGTCAAGTTGACCATACCGGGTGCGAGCGCTAACCCTAGCTGAACAAGGGCTGTCCACTCCATCATGGGGCCCGCTATCTTATCTATCCTAGAGTCCAGACCAACCATAGTATCGGGGTTCTGGTTACGGAAAGCTAGAACATCTGCTGCTACATCTTTATACCGGTTCCCTTTGCCCAACCCCTTAACGGTTTTGAACGTCCCGTCTCTCTGCTTGACCTGAAACCCATCAGAACCGGATGAATGCAGCATCTGATGTTGGTACTCAGCAAGGGCTTTTTTTGCCATGAATATCTTGTGCTCATTGCCGGACTTTTCAGCTATCTCGAGTAGCTCTACTAATTTATTTAAATTATCCTGATCGCCAAACCATAGACTATCCGTCCGGTCAGCCATGATCTCAGCGATGCGGTGGTTATGCCTGTTCTTACCTGCGATATGCGCCTGTCTCTCAAGATGTTCTGCAGTGCTACGCACCATATCGGGATCCCAACCGGGCGTCCCACTACGCATTAGATTACTACGTGCTGAACTATGACTAGATGCTAGCGTTTGCACTAGGCGTTTGCGTTCTTGTGGAGAGATGTTGATATTTACTCGTAATAGTGTCTGAATAAATTCATCATAGTTTATAGTATCTAGGAGCGGGGCTCTAGTTGCTGCTTCTTCAATTGTTGCGTATAGTTCTACTTCTTTAAGAACGCCATTTGTGTCTGCCATTTTAACTGGCGTATTGAACTTAAGCTCTTCATTTAATTTTTTAACAGTATCCTTAGCTGCACCTTCAGAATCTGTACGAATGTAGGTGAGATTGTTATCAAGTAAAGCAGCTAACTTAATTGGGGGTCCACGCTCAGCCGATTTGACACCGTGTTCATCTCTCATTACCTCACGTACTCTGACGGATATTTGGAGTTTACCACGACGTCCGAAGTGAACGTACGCTGCCATTATAGAACGCTTAGCGTAGAACTCAGCATTAGTGGCTTGCCCACTTAGTGTATGAAGTTGTGCTAGGATACCCCATATCTTACTCGCGCTCTCCTCGGATATATTACGGTTATGTAATTGAGTTAGCTTGCTTATGATTGGTTTTATGCGCGCGTCATTACGTAACATCTCAGAGCCTTCCGGTAGCCCTGTATTCTGGTTGATGTTATTAGGGTTCCCGTTCACCCAGTCACTAAGCTTAAGCTTTTCATGAAGCGCTCGCGTTACTTCACGCAGAAACAGCTCTGCGTATACTTGGTTTTCCTGAACCCAGGTAAGTCCCGCACCGCTTAATTTAGCACCCTCGTTATAGAGAGCGGCGTATATATCAGCTATATCCCTAAGAGTATCAATGTCGCCATCTTCTGGTTTTAGATTAGGATTGCTAGTACCTAGAAGCTCTAACTCCCTATCCTTCTGCGCTTGAGTTCCTTCAATTTTAGTTATCATAGTAGTGATAGCAGCAGCATCTACGGCATTGCGCAGTTCATTATGTATGCGCCACACGTTCTCAGGAATTTTGCCATTAACTAGGAAGTCGGGTTTATACTGGGTAACAACTGGATTACCATTCTTATCTACCTGTAACTCACCAGTATCAGTATCTATTAGCGGGAGATTTATCTTACCGGCTTCAATATCTTCGCGTAACTTAGTGTTAGTGATTGCGTCAAAAAAATCATAATCGCCCAGTTTTATATCCTGCGCGAAAGCCTTAGCTTTAATGATACCGCCGTTAATATTCTCGCTGCTTTTAGGTAGTGCTGGGTCGAATACTCGCTCATCAGGTATAATCATACCATTAACATCGGTGCGTATTAGAGACTGCGCCTTGTCTATAGCTTCTTCACCAGCCTTAGCCGCTTTATTGAGGGCGTTTATGCCAGCGAGCTCACTAGCTTGTTTAATCTCTAGTGGCGACGGCCCCTTACCTAACCCAAACAAATTAGCAGTGAATGAGTACCTCATCTTCTCGTCAGTAATACTGAGGAAGCGGCGGATATCCTCAGACTCTTCACGCAGTATGGTAGCGATGGCGCGTACCCCGGGGCTACGATTAGCTATGTTACTGAGAGACTGAACCTGCTCTAAACCGAGACCTACGAGCTTACTGATTGCCGTCCTGTTTGCTTCAAGCCCTTCCCGTGTCCTAATCCGCCTAACCGCATTGTCCAACCGCTCAAATGTGCCATTTATAGAGGGCATCCATGTAGTATTCCTCGTGACATAACTACCACCTAGCGCATGGGCAGCAGAGCCCCGACCTTCTATATGGCGTTCCTCAAGGGTCTTAAAGTTAGCGTATACTCCTACCGCAGATACGTCACTGGTGGACCCTGTACGCACGTAACGGCGCGAGTGATGAATGAAGTAGCGGGTCATATCATCAGTGTGGTCAAGACGTAACCGCCTGAAGAAAGTCCTGATAGCCTCTACTATGCGAGCTAGGATGGAGGAATCTAGTACGCCAGCTAGATCAGCCAGTGCCTCCTCAGTAGCTTCCCGTTTACTCATCCCATGCAGATCAATTAAGATATCAGCGTCAGCCCTGACCATAGCATCCGTCTTATAGATATCATCCATAAGCCTATTGAACTTAGGTGTTTGCATGAGTGACCCTAGCCCGAAGTGACCAATAATCTCATGACTTAGGACGAAGGCAAGGTGGTGCCTGTGCTTAATATTTTCGCTGAATATGAGAACTGTATTACCAAAGGAGTAACCCGACGCATTGCTGGGGATAAGCTGTCCATCCGTGCGGGACTTATTAGCCTCAGCTAATAGTTTAGGGTCTCTGCGTTCAAGGTCTGCTAGGTTAGAATAGTACTTAACCTCTGGTAGTATGTGCCTATTAAACTTCTTAAGGATACGGGAGCCTTGTGTTCGTACACTACCTAGCGACATAGGCTTCGTAATAACGGGACCGTCATAACGCGACGATTTACCTTCTCTAGGCGGTGCATCAGCATCCTTAAGTTGGTCAGTAGTAGTAGGCGTAGCATCTTGGGGGCGATCAAGAACTACACGGCCCGGATGACCTTCTAATGGTTTCCACTTTATCTTGCCCTTCTTACTAAACCATTGAGACAGAGGGACATTCTTAAACTGGAACGCCTTTTCTTCTTTTGTCATACCCTTAAATTGGAGTTCTGCAATGAGTGATTCTCTAGCTGCTGTTTCTTCTAGATAACCAACTCCCTCAATACTAGTAGACGCCTCAATGTCTCCTAAGATTGCAGTAACTTCAAGTGCAGCAGGGGTAGCTGACACATCATCAACCGCAGTGATTAAATTATCTCTAGCTACATCAGCGTCATTAGTGACACCCTTAATTAACTTAGCAATTTCTGGATTTTTATCGGCACCTGTGGGGGCAGTCTTAGCTACCTTGTGAGCTTGCGGGATAAGGCCGCGCTTAAGTGCGAAGGCAGCCCACGGAGTAACTTTACCCTTAAGAGTCACATATGTAGGATTAGACTCCCCATGCACTAAACTAAGAAACGCTTCAATAGATGCGTCGTATGGCTCTCCGGGGGTCCACAATAAATCAGCGCCGTAAGCTAAATCAATAGCAGCTTGAGCGTGCTTGTCAGTATTACCGTCGAAAAAGGCCATAATGAGTATGCCTTCCGCAGCAGTCCTAAACTCTTCAATACTCTTAGTAGTTTCAAGAGTTTCTACAAATAAGTCTCGCGCTTTAGGGCGTGTCAACGTATCTATAATATCATCAGCAGACCTACCTTCCGCGATAAGGGTGGTTGCTTTTTTACTAACAGGCTCGCTTACACTAACGGGTTGTTGTTCTTCCCGCTTAACTGGTTGCGGCTTAGCTTGTTTAGGGGGTGGAGTTTTTTCCTCTCTGTCTTTGGTTTTAATCCCCTTGTCCTTAAGTTCTTGTACTTTACTTTTTGTTTCACGCGACTTGGTAGACTTAGCTGGTTGGGTGCCTCCTGTTGTAAGCGTAGGAGTACTTCCGGTTTGTTTTTTTCCAGAAACTTTTTCTGCGCCTGACTTCTTAGGCCCAGCTTTTGTTTTTGCCTCCTCTGTTTGGGCATCTTTTTTCTCCTGCGAAATTGTTAATCCCGCAATAAACTGCTTAAACGGAGTAAATATTTTATGGTCACTAGTTACGCCGGGTTCAGCAATATCTCCTCTAATAGTTAGTGTAGGAGGTATAGTAGTTTCCTGCTCAATAGATAACCCAGCTTTTCTAGCTGCAGTAATTATATTAGCTTCTTGAGTCTTAGTAAGTTTACTAAGTATAAAACTAATATACGGGGTTGATGCAAACTGCAAACCTAAGTGGTCAGCCGCCATAGCTGAATGAGAAAACACACTGGGGAACCCCATATCAACAAGCGCAGCAATAAGAGGAGCAAAACTAGCATCTATGTCCTTAATAAACGCACCTACATCACGAACACGCGTCGGCCCAAATGGGCCGATCATACTAGGTATCTCACTAACTGGCCCAAGTTTAGTAATTTTTTCTGCGCCTGACTTCTTAGGCCCAGCTTTTGTTTTTGCCTCCTCTGTTTGGGCATCTTTTTTCTCCTGCTCTTTCGCTACTCTCGCTCTTAATTCCCTTTCTTCCCTCGCCGCTGTCATAGCTTTATTAAGTGTCTGCCTAACATCTTTTGATGAAGCAAATTCCACAACCTGAGTGCCAGTCGGTATCCTAGCTGTGGACTTCTCAGGATAAAATATTGTGTCAATCTCACCCGGTCTATTCATAAGATAAGACATAATATTTACAGGCATATTATCAAGAAACATCACTTCGGAAAGTTCAACAATCTTACTAATCTGCTCCCTAGACATATTAGTAGTCGTGTCGATATATGCTATACCGTCTATAATATTCTTAGTTAGTTGGAACCTTCTAACTTTAAGAAGACTTGTGTTTTCTAAAAAATTCATAAAGTAGGATTCATTTCTATCTAGAGAGTCAGCTATATCTGGTAACCCAGCATCTCTAGCAGCATTGGATATTAGTAATCTATGCTCTTCATTAAACCCCATAAGCGTACCGTCTGGCATTATAATACCGGATTCACCAACACCAACGCCTGCGTGACCTATACGGAGACTATCGCTTTCTGTACCAACTATTCTCCCCATTGTGGCTAACGCCGCGAGTATATGATTAGTCTGCGTTTCTGTCGGTTGCGGAATAACAGCTATAGTAGCTGTTCTATACCCACCAGTACCTCCACGCACAAAAGCGGGAGATGAATCGGTGTCAGTTATATTTGGAGTAGACGCGACAGACACAACAGGCGTAGCAGGGATCTGTAAATCCTCCAGTATAGGAGCTTCGATTAGTCTGCCAACAGGTGGGTTACCCGGACCACCTATAGTGTCTCTACCGCCCTCTAGCGGCAGTGAGAACTGTGCTGCAGCAAACTCCTTATCATACTGACGTGCTGCAATATCTTCTAGAAACTCCCCCTTATTATTAACCAGCCCAGGATAGACAGCCTGCACCTGCTTGACCACAGCACGCATGTCCTTGCGCGCCGTCTTAAGCATGGCCTCAGTAGTAGCTAACTTCTGGCCTTTAGTCTTAGCCAAATCATAGCGCTTCTTATCCTGAGGAGTTAAGGCCCGGGCTTCTAAATCACATTTAGCCATCTAACTTGCCTGATGTTACTAGCGTAGTTACGAGATCTACAAGGTCGTCGTCTTCCTTAAGTAGCCTAACAACGACCTCATTGTGAGTAGGTTCACCATCATCTGTCGTGGTTTTATCAGTGTGCAGATATTTTGACGTAATACCTACTTGGAGTCTGCTCTGTGTCATTGATTAATCTTCAATGCGTAGGTATACGTCGATGGTGCTAGTCCCTGTATAAGTACCTGTTGTTACGATACGAGCCCGAACATGGGTGCCGATAATACCTGAGACAGCCGTATCATCAGTAAGTGAACCATCAGTCTCAGCGACACTAGCTGCGATAGCTGTCTCTTCACGTATTTTAAGGACTTTACGCCCAGCTGTAGTAGCGAAGGCAAAGCACATAATATCGAACCAGACTTGAGGTGCACGCCCAACGGTAGTGCTACCAAGACTGTCCATACTAGTCTGGATATAGACCTTAATAGATGTACCGCCTCCACCGTCAACGAAGACGCACTCAGCAGTAAGTCCCTTCGTATTATCAGGAAGTTTATGAATCTTGCCACTCGTGGCGATAGACTGCGCCGTAGTAATAGCGTGGGAGTCTACGATGTGTTGGATGGAAGCCATATTAATATCCTTATTTTGCTTTGGCAGTCATGCCCTTAATGAAACCCTTGTCGTCGCGTTGTATATTGAATTGCCACTCGGTTATCTTAGCAGCGGACACAGTTTCTACAATAGGTTCTGCTAGCTTAGGCTTCGGTTTACGAAGAGCGGCAGTAGCCGTAATAGGCATGATGTTTTTCAAAGCAGCAGCATTAAGTACAGTTTTCATAGTTATCCCTTCAGACACGTACGAAGATCAAGAAGAGAGTCAACGCGATACTTAGCTTCAGTTATTGCTTGCTTTGCCGTCACATTAAAATTAACTACCTCTCCTGTTTGCTGAATAAGTACAGGCATCGCAATCATTTCCTCACCGGTAGGGGAAAACAATGGTTCCTGCGGGACAGAACCAGTAAATAACTGATCAGGTACAGGCTCGATAGGAAGAGGAAGCTGCGGTAGATTTTGTTGGAACTGCACTTCTTGTACGGTGTTCTTGGGGAGCTGATCCTTAGCTCGTTGTTCCTGTGCTCTCTGAAATGCTTCTTTCATTACAGGATTAATCGGAGAAGGCTGTAAGTTTAATTGTCCCTGCCTTGGGTCAACAGTCTCAGGTAACGCCAGATCCAACTGCTCACCACTGGGGGGGCTAATTGCTTGGCCACCTTCTAAAAGTAACTCACCCTGCGCAGGCGCAGGAGTTACGGGGGGTGTAGGCGCAGGTGCAGGAGTTACGGGGG